TTATCGTGTTGAATGGTGAGCAGCTTCTGTCACCGGCGGCCGGACAATGTAACGCGCCAGCGACTCGTGGGTGACAAATGTGCAGCCGCACTGGATATTCTGACACTGATGGTAGCGCTCTTTGGTTTCGGAACTCAGGTAGCGGCTTGAGCGCGCATGCGCCGCTTGCTGGCATACCGGGCAATGCATCATGGTGGGTTCTCCCTCGTTAACATGCTGCAATAATAAACTCATAACTTGCAAATGCAAACTATAAATCGCATTTGCTATTTGTTCTGCACGTCATATTGTCCCTCCTCGATTTTGACTTCCAAATCAAGCTTGCTGACAAACCCATTGTTATCCAGGCTGTGCGTCACTTTTTTAATCGTCCATGGCGTATCGTCAATGACCGTCTTAAAGCCAGAGACCCGCACCGGCGTTTCCGGGGTGATGTCGGTACGTCCCCGCGCCAGAGTGAGGGAAAAGGTGGCCGTATTGCGCTGAATGTAATGCCACAGCCCATCGGCTGCCCTTGTCGCTTCCTCCTTGCTGGCATAAACGGTCGATATGCCATAGACGTTATCGGCACTCCCGGCAACGTAAACCTGCTTTTCGCTTTGCTCTGCCGGGGGTGTCATCGCCTGGGGATGCGCTGTACTGGCAGGGGGTTGCGCAGTGGTTTTTCGTTGTAACTGCACCTTTTGCGTCTGATTTTTGGGCGTTTTGGTATCAAGCCAGCGCGCCGTCACGCCGGTGTAGCTTGAGCGGTCGGCAATATTAAAACTGTGTTTATCACCGTCGCTGCGCTGAATGACGACCTGCGGGAACGCTTCGCCCTTTGCATTCAACCCCCGGCCAGGTTTAATCAGCATCAGTTTGTTCCATTTCACCGTCAGTTCGGCACCGTTACGCACCGCCAGGCGGTGCAGGAAACTGGCGTCCGATTCCATCGACTGGTCGATATGCGCAATCTTAATCCCCTTCAGTGATTCGGCGACGCTGGCTTGCAGATCACAGCGTTGAGCAATCTCCTCAACAATGGCGCCCAGCGTGGTGTCATGCCACGACTGCTCATGTTCCTTGTTGAGTTTGCCGTTAAAATCCGCGCTGCGTCCGATCACCGTCACCTTATCCGGCGCACCATCGTGCTTAACCTGATCGATAACAAACTCACCCAGCCCGACCAGCGCATAGCCCTTTTCGCCGATAAACACGCGGATTTTTGTGCCGCGCTGCGGCAGTTGAATATCGCCATCGGCATCATTCAGCACCAGTGTCAGCGTATCAGCGGTGAAACCACGGTTATCTTCGACTGTCAGGCTGATAAGCCGGGGAGCGATATTTTCGGTGATATCTTTATCGTCCAGCATCAGTGAATAAGCCGGGCTGCTGACCTGCGACAGCCCATTGGTCAGCGCATTGATCATAAGTCGATCCCCAGCGTTTTTCTTGCACTGGAATAGAGCTCTTCACCCTGCTGGCGAATATCGCCGAACATGGCGGCCAGCGACTCATCCACCCGCTTTAAGCTCAGGGTGAAGCCGATTTTGCGCGGCGAACCGTCGCTGTAGTACTCGGAGCCGTTGTCCTTCAGGCTTTCGATAACAAACATGCCGTAAATGGTTCCCGTTCCGTCAATCAGTGGCCACGCTTTCCCCTGCTCGGCCATCGCGCGCACGACATCCAGCGATCGCGGGCCGCCAGTCAGCTCCGGATAGAGTTCACCACCCAGATCGATGGTCTCTTCGCCCGGGCCAAGGTACTGAAATGCAGCGCGTTTACCGATGCGGCTATTGGAGGCCCAGTTATATCCGGCCGTGCGGTTCATGGTGGTATAGGGCAGCGTCTGCCGCATAAATACAAAAAGTCCCAGCGCCAGCATCATGGTGCATAACCTCCTAACGCGTTGAATTGCGAGAGCGCATTGTCGCGCTTATTGCTTTCGTGCTGTTCGAGCAGCTCCATCAGGTGGCGGCTGTTATCGCTGCCCGGCGAAACATCGCCCTGTAGCGTCACGTTGATATCTGTTCTGCTCTGGTCAACGTAGGAACCACCGCCAGCCGGTTTCGCCGCCTGATAATTGTTAAAGCCAGGCATTGCGCTGGTTGGCTGAATGTAGCTCTGGCTGCCGCTGGCATCTGTCGGCGGTTTCGGTACCTCGAGCACCGGTTTTTTATCGATAATCCCGAGTTTTTCCAGTACCCAATTCAGGCCGCTGCCCAATATTTTTACGCTCTCAATCACCAGCGCGATGGAGCCAGAGAGCATCTGGCCGAAATAGAAACCCGCTTTTGCACACTGGTTCAGCGTTTCCTGGCTGGCCTGAACGGGGGTAATCAGATCGCTGAAGAGTTGTTTGATGTTCTGCAAGCTGGTGCTGATGAAATCAAACAGCGGTTGCAGCGGCGCAAATAGCCCGGCGAGCGGGGCGAACGCGGCGCTAATCCCGGCCATTACACCACTAAAGAAAGCGCTGATTGGCTGCCACCAGGTGTAAATAGCCAGCGCGGCGGCGGCAACAATGGCAATCACGCCGACAATTGGCAGCGTGAGCGAACCGAGCACCGCCATAATCCCGCCGCAGACGGTGGTAAAGACGCTGCCAAAAGTGGTCGCGATGGTGATCAGCGTGCTGATACCCGTAAAGACTGGCGCGATAACGCTCGCCACGGTGCCAATCGCCCCGGCGACGCCGACCACGACAGTGGCAATCATGCCGAAGGTTTGCACCAGCCCCTGGTTGTTCTGCACCCACTGTTGCAGTTGCCCCAGATAAACCGTGGCGGTTTGCACCAGCTGGCGCAGGGAGGATTCTTGCGTACTGAAAATATCGACACTCAGCGACTGATAAGCACTTTGCAGCGCCTGTAAATCGGTACCGAGATTGTCCGCCTGCGCACTTGCCGGGTTACTCACTCCGCTTTCAGGCTGCGCCGGTGCGCTATTTTTCAGCGATTGCTCATAGCCCGGCTGCAGCAGTTTTTTGCCGATGTTGAAGCCAGAAGTGGCGACGGACATCCCGGTTTTGCCCACCGCAGAGACTTTCCCGGCGATGCCCTGAATCGTTTGCTGGCTCGCCTGGATTTTTTCCGCGCGTTTTTGCCGCTTCTCCTGCTTCAGCGCCTGCTGCTGCGTAACGAGCTGCGCGCGATGATCGTTGATCTGGCTTTGCAGTTGCAGTTTAGCCGCCGTCGGCGCGTTTGGTTCAATACCTGCGCGCAGCAGCGTTAACCGGCGGTCGATCACCGCCCCGCGCGCCGTTTCGTGCTGCTGCTGAAGCGCGGTTGCGCGCTGCTGCGTGAAGTTAAGAATGCTGGCGTGGCTGCGCGTCGGCGGGCCTTGTTCCATCAGCTTTTGCGCGCGCAACTGCACGGTTTGCAGGCGCAGGCTGAGCGCCGAAAGGGATTTTTCGGCCTGCGTTAAACCCTCAACCTGGGCGAGCTGGCTGTACAACCCGCGCAGATTTTTCTCCGTCTCTTTGATCCCGGCAGCTAGCGAAACATTCGCCGTTTGCAGGTTTTTAAACGGGCGCGTCGCCTGGTCAACAGCCGTGAGCAGTGCGTCAATATTTGTGCTGTTACTCATGTGTGTTTCCGCTTCGCTGAAGCGCCTTTTCGCGCCATGTGATGAGTTCGCTCAGACTCAGGGGGTAGAGTTCTGATGGCGGCCAGTGAAAAATCACCGCGATATCCGCCATCAAATCGTCAACCGACAGGTTGGCCGGAAAACTTACTGTGCCGAAACCGGCGACAAAAAACCGACCACCTTGCCTGCCAGCGCGACCATATCCGCCAGATCCAGCGCCGCCACTTCCTGTTCGGTCAGGGAAGGCGAGGTGATACGCGGCAGCACTTTAATCAGCGCATCCACTTCAGCATTCGCCACTGCCGCCAGGCTTAAACCGCGCAGAGTGCCGGCATTCGGTTTCATCAGGGTAACGGCGTTGATAAGCTGTTCGCCGCGTTTGATCGGCGTTTCCAGGGTAACGACGTTATCAGTTTCGTTGCTCATAAAATCCTCGTGATTGCGTTAGCGAAGGGAAGCCCCGGCCAGCCAGGCTGACCGGGCAGGGGTTACAGGCCGATATTGCGGCGGTGCTGTTCGAGACGATCGACGCCGTTTACTTTTTCGATCATGTTGATGGTGTCGATTTCCACCAGTTCCTTGCCGTCCATCGTCAGTTTGAAATAGGTACAGACGACGGAGATTTTGGACTCGGTGTCTTCGCCCGGCTTGTTCTCGCCGGTGTCGATCTCTTTCTGACGACCGCGCATCACCACTTCAACGGCGACCGTTTCGCCGGTGTCATCGCGCTGGTAGGAACCGGCAAAGCGGATCGGCACCGCATCGGCGCTGGTTGCGCCATACAGTTCCCAGATAGCCTCATCCGGGAAGCCGCCCAGCGACCACTCCATTGCCATGGCGTCGTCATCAAGACCCATATCAATCGGCGCGATACCGTTCATGCCTGCGCCACGGTAGTTCTCCAGCTTGCGGGTCAGTTTCGGCAGCGTGATGGATTTTGCGATCCCCTGATAGCTGTAGCCATTGAGGAACACGTTCATATATTTCAGTTTTCGCGGCATTGCCATTTATCAGGCTCCTTAATTGCTGTTGACCGAGGAGACCAGATTCGCCAGATATTTATCGGTGATGCGCTGGCGTAAGGTCAGGTTTTCCAGTGGCGGCACCGGCGTATAGTCGTAATCGATATACAGTTTCCCGGCTTTCAGGGTCTCGGCGTCATTGGCGCTCTCGTCGAACCAGCAGGTGGCGTCAACGATGTAACCGTTGCTTTTCAGTTCGCGGAACTTGGCGTTGATACCGTCGATGATGTCGCGGATAAGCGTCGCAGTGATCGGTTTGTCGACCGCCCACATATGCGCGTCTGCCATGGTGTCGGCGATAACCTGCGCGGTGCGGGTGTAGTTTTCAAACAGGAACAGCGGATCGTCGGAGCAGGTACGGTTGCCCCAGAAGCGGAAGCCATCTTTGCGAATCAGCGTCGTCACACCCGCTTCGTTCAGCAGATCGGCATCGGTGCCGGATTCCTGCAAATCCCAGAAGACCGGGGTGCTGATGCCGGTGACGCCATTCACGCCAACGTTGGACAGCGTTTTGTGCCAGCCGACGGACTGGTCGATATAGGCACGCAGGCCAAGTGCGCGGGCGGTCGCCCAGGCGGTTGCCGTCGCGTTCGCCACCGTATCCCAGGCGAGAAAATCCGGCCAAATCACCATCAGCTCACGCTGGCTGAAGTTCTCGCGATACTTAATCGCATCGGAAATGGTTTTGCAGCCCCAGGCGCTGACATAACCGAAAGCGCGCAGCTTCTGGCAGATTGGCGCCAGCGCAGTGGCGACTTCCTGGGTGTCATAACCGGGAACGCCCAGAATGCGCGGTTTTACGCCGGTGACGGCTTCGGCGGTCAGCAGCGCTTTCAGGCCGGTGTATTTGCCGTTTTCGTCGGTGGTGCCGATGATGTTGGAAATCGTCTGTGCCTGCGCATCATCGCCGCTGCCTTCAGCGACGCGCACAACAACGATAACCGGTTTCGCCTGGTCGGCAATGGCTTGCAGCGAAGAGGCCAGCGTACCTTTGGTACCTGCTTTGGCGATGGCGCTTTGCACGCTGGTGACAAGCACCGGTTCATTCAGTGGAAAGGTTGCCGCATCGGCATCGCTGGCAGTACATACCATGCCGACAATGGCGGTTGAGACAGTGGAAATGACGCGCGTGCCGTCGTTGATTTCGACGACCTGAACGCCATGATGATAGTCACTCATCCGTTTAACTCCGTGGTGTTGGGGTGAGTGCTATTCTCCAGGCCGCAGCGGCGCAGCGCTATTTATCGGGGTTGGGGCGAGGATGAAACAACAGACGGGCGGCAAAAAAACGGGCCGTAGCCCGTTGCATTATGCGGGTTGAGCGGGCCAGGTGATGTTGGGCGCACTGGAGAGGTCAATGGCGTTTATGGCATCGATATAATCCAGAACCTGGTCGAGCCGGTTTTTTTCTTCGTCATTCAGCGTTCTGCCCGCCTGCAACTTAAGCTGGATAACACTGATTGATGACATCGCCGTATCGATATGTTGTTGACGAAGTGCCTGTACATCCTGAACGGCGGCTACGTGTTGCGCTTCGGCGTCCGTAATCCATGCACTTCCATTCCAGCTGTCATAGGGCGTTGCGGGTGCGGTGGCAACAAATCCGTCTTTAAGCGGGCCGATATAATCGACTGTTGAGGCGCTAAGATCGGCCGTCGAATAGACGGTTTTCCCGCGATGATCTTCTTTCTGCTCCCATGCACTTCCCGTAAAGACCGCCACATATCCCTCAGCAACGGCACCGGGAGCAATGTCTGTTGAACCGGCGGGCAGACCAACGCCGATCGCTAAAAACTCTTCGCTGGAGCCGGTAAATTCGCCGGTTTGCGCAGAATAGCCGTAAACGGAGATATTTCCTGCTGTGGTGGCGATTTTTGTTTTATCCAATACTGCTGATGTCATTATGCAGCCCTCACAATGTAGTTAAAGGCGATGTTACGTGGCCGAGTTTCATTACCACCCGTAGATTGCGTATTAAAAGTCACCGTCCCGCCTGCTGTTCCTGCGCCACTGCTCAAATAACCGCTACTATCATCCGTAGCAGATGTATCCACGCTTACTGCATGTGAGTGACTTTGAATACTTCCGGTCTGAGTGCTGCCAATACTTCGGCCAGAATCAACGCCTCTTCCATCATCCCAGCCGCGAATAAATTCTCCTCGTAAATCAGGCAATACAAGGTTTGGATAAGCCACTGCCAGCTTCGGGTATTGCGCTGCGGTGAATGCCGCGCCGTTACACTTCAGCCAGCCTGTCGGTGGTGTTGCTGATGACCAGGGAATGGGTACGCCCACTGGCAGCGCTGAACCGTCACCCAGATTCAGCGTTGATATTGCTGTTTTAACAAATGCTGTCGTAGCCAGTTGCGTATCGTTTGCCGTTTGCGCTGCAGTGGGGGCTTTGGGTGTTCCGGTCAGTGTGGGGCTGGCAATCGGCGCATACTGGGTATGCGGGTTACTGGCTGCAATATGCTGGTTCAGCAGGTTATCAGCCCAGGCTTTTACCTCGATAACCTTGTCATCGACATACTTGCGTGTCGCCAGCACCACTGACGGATCAATTTTTAGCGTGATGGCTGTGGTAGAGGAAACAATCAGCGCCATACGAATCGTCTGCGTGCGCCCGCTGCCTTCGCCTAACAGCGGTTTGTAGGTTTCCGGGCAGTTGGCGACGGCAATCAGTACGCCATCGTCGTCAAAAAGACCCAGCTCGCGGATCCAGTAGCCCCCTTCGTTTTCCGGGATCACCTGCTCGGCGATGATTTGATTGGCATCCTCGGCATCGACAGTCAGTGTGTTTACTGCGCCGATGCGTTTCTGGTTAACCAGCCGGGTTTGTGCCGGGTCGGGCGTGGGCAGGCTGCCGTTGCCATCGCCAACGGCCATTTGCGTAATATGGATTGGGGTGCCAAGTGCGGTGGCGTTCGCCAGCTTCGCCGCGCCCTGATTGGTCAGGATGGCAAAATATTTTACAGTCATGCGTTCACTCTCAGGTTATCGATTGAGTAAACGGTATTGTCCGGGGCTCATTGGGGCGGGGCCTATCAGTTAGGGTTGGTTGCCGGGCGATACAACCCTAATGATCTGCTGGAGGCTATGTCTTATCAGGCCTGTGGGGAAGTCAGGTCGGTAAGCGCAACGCCAGTCGACAAAAAACGGGCCGCAGCCCGTTGGTCTTATTGTGGCTGTTCAGGCCAACTGATATCAGGTGCGCTTGCGGTATCGACAGCCTGCACGCCCTTGATGTATTCCAGCCATTTCACCAGGCTCGCTTTGTCGTCGTCGCTGATAATGCCGAGTTGCAGCTCGGTCTGCCACACGCTGATACTCTCTTTCGCCTCTTTCAACCGCTGCGTTTTGCTCTGTTCAGCGCTGGTTACCAGTGATGCCTGCTGTGCAGCGCTATCAGTAACCCATTTGCTGCCGTCCCACTTATCAAACCTGGTCGCTGGCGCCGATGGGGTGATATCCGCCGGATAATCACCCAGAGTCTTCATCTGAGAGGCTTCACCGCTTTGCAGGTTGTATACCGTTTCACCACGATGATCGGCCACGTACTCCCATCCGCTGTTATCCGTTTTACGGCATACAGCAAACCCCGTTTTTGACGGCGAGGGGGCGTCGATGGCTGAATTCGCCGGAATACCGATCCCCACAGCCAGATACTCCACAGAAGGCGCCAGATATTCTCGGGTATCGCCTGTAAAGTTATAAACGGTTAGCTCCCCTGCGGTCGCGGCAATCAGATTCTGGTTTAGTGTAGCTTGAGACATTATTGAGCCCTCACGATGAAGTTAAATGCGACGTTGTGCGGGCGTGTTTCTCCTCCGCCAGTATATTCGGTATAGCTTGATAAGGAGAACAACCCGCCCCCGATGGTTAAATTGGCGAGAGCGCCAACACCGCTTTCGCTGTAGTCGGTCAGGAAGCGATTCCTTGATGTGTTTTTTACCGGCGTATGGTTATGGTTTTTAAAATCATCCAGTTGCACGCTTAGTAGTGCCCTGCTAGCGTCAAGGTTTCGCCCATCATCCCAGCCGCGAATAAACTCGCCGCGCAGATCGGGCAGAACACCGGCCGGGTAGGCGGCTGCCAGCCGTGGATACTGAGTTTTATCAAAGGACGCGCCGTTGCATTTAAACCAGCCGCCAGGCGGAGTGGCTTGCGGCCAGGCGACGGGCGAACCCACCGGCAAAATGCCGTCGTAGTCAGCAATAACATCGCGCACATATTTAGTGTTGGCGATCTGCTGTCCGTAGTTGCCAATATGCGTATCCGGCGCCGTCGGCGTGCCGATAAACACCGGGCTGGCCAGCGGTGCGTACTGCGCATGCGGGTTAGCGGTTTTAACATGGTTGTTCATCAGGTCGTCGGCATACTGCCGCGTCGCCAGTACCACCGACGGGTCGATTTTCAATGTGACGGCAGCCGTTGATGAGACGGTGAGCACCATGCGGATGGTCTGCGTGCGTCCGCTCCCTTCCTGCATTTGCGGTTTGTACGTTTCCGGGCAGTTGGCGACGGCAATCAGCACGCCTTCGTCATCATAGAGGCCAATTTCGCGGATCCAGAAACCGCCTTCCGTTTCCGGAATAACCTGCTCGGCAATAATCTGGCTGCTGTTATTAGGACCGACCGACAGTCGGTTCAGCGGCGCAATACGCTGCTGGTTAATCAGTTTTGTTTGCGCCGGGTCTGGCATCGGTAGTACGCCGTTGGCATCGCCAACCGCCATCTGCGTGAGATTAAGTTTTGTGCCGAGCGACGCGGCATTCGCCAGCCTCGCAGCGCCCTGATTGGTCAGAATGGCAAAATATTTGGCAGTCATGCGTTAACTCTCAGGTTGTTTGGTGAAGAATGAACGGTGACGCTATTTTCCGTTCAGCCACAGGCGAACACCATTGAGCGGCGTTGGTTACCTGCTGACACAACAAGCGCGATGAAAAAAACGGGCCGCAGCCCGTGGAAAGTTCACGAGACGGTTAAAAACCGATCGCCAGAATGTCGATGCCGTTGCCCGCGCCGGTGTAGGAACGGAGAGTGATGTTCTGTAAGGAGCGGGCCACAACAAAGATGGGCACCGTGATATCGGTGAAGGGCGCGGAGCCTTCGGTATAAGTAACTTGCGTATTCAGACAGGCGTTCGGAAAGGCTATTGGCCATGTGAAGACAGAGTTCTCACCGTTGGTCACACTGGTGGTTACCTTCATCCACTGAATAATCAGTGCCTGTTTACCGCCATTCAAAATACCCGGGATCTGAAAATAACCGGCGGTGGCCAGCAGGCCGCTTGCGGTTCCTGCCTGCACAAGGGAACTCAGCCCAAGATTGGTCTGCACGCTGCTGACAAGCCCGGCATTCGCCATCTCTTTCAACGCATTAGCGATAAGAGGATATTGCGCATGCGGATTGCCCGCTGCGACATGTTGGCTCATCAGGGTGTCTGCATAGGTGCGCACCTCAATCGCTTTGTCATCGACATACTTACGCGTCGCCAGCACCACTGCCGGGTCGATTTTCAGCGTCACAGCAGCGGTTGATGAGACAGTGATCACCATGCGAATGGTCTGCGTGCGGCCGCTTCCTTCCTGCATCAATGGCTTGTACGTTTCCGGGCAGTTGGCGACGGCAATCAGCACGCCTTCATCGTCATAGAGACCGAGTTCGCGGATCCAGTAACCCCCTTCGTTTTCGGGGATGATCTGTTCGGCAATAATCTGGCTGCTGTTGGTCGGATCGATCGACAGGGCATTCAGCGGCGCAATTCGCTGCTGATTCACCAGCCGGGTTTGCGTCGCGTCGGGCGTCGGCAGTACACCATTACCGTCGCCGATGGCGATTTGCGTCAGATTGAGCGAGGTGCCGATAGCGGTGGCATTTGCCAGCCTTGCGGCACCTTGGTTGGTCAGAATGGCAAAATATTTGACAGTCATGCGTATGCTCTCTGGTTGTTGAAGGGGGAATGAATGGCGGGACTATTTTCCGTTCAGCCACAGGCAGACGCTAATCAGCGGCGTTGTCGCTTTGCTGATACAACGAGGGAGAGAAAACAAAACGGGCCGCGGCCCGTTTCAGCAGTGTGGCGGGTTATGAGATATAGACATCATCGATAAGATGGATGGCAGAAGCGGGGTAATACTCGCCGCCGACGACAATCTCTTCCGGCATGTAAGGATAAACCGTCAGTTCTTCACCGAGGTAACAACCAGCGCCAACATAAAACTCGCCGCTGGTACTCAGGCTAATGTTCAGTTCCGACAGATGGCGGCTCGCCGGTTTGGCATCGTTGATCAGCCGCTCCAGCTCCTGGTACATCTGCTCGGTAATGCCATTCTCCTGCACGCCAATCACCAGCCGGAACGTGCCGGGTTCGGCGTCCTCCTGCCACCATTCGCGTAGCTCAATCAGGTAGCCGAGCGGTTCAACAACGCGGCGTAATGAGCTAATGGTTCCCTTGTGTTGATGAACAAAAAAAGCGGAGGCGATAATTTTACGTTTGGTGGCCTCGGGCCAGCTGTAATCCCAGCGATCGACGGAGAGCGCCCACGCCAGGTAAGGTAGCAACTCTGCCGGGCAGGTTTGTGGATCCCATAATGTGCGCAGCGGCACCGGTACGCGTTCGATTTGTGCCGCTGCCTCTGCCGTTGCCACCTCCAGAACCGAGGAGCCAACGGGCAACAGGCGGTCATCACTCATCGGTACCTCCTGTATTAATGTTCCAGGCGGTGCAGTACGAGGCCTGATTTTTCTCCAGCACCAGATCGCTTTGCGGCGCGTTCAGCTCCACGCGTTGTACCCCTTCAACGTGCAGCGCAGCGTAAATGGCCGACTGGCGGATATCGCGGCCCAGTCGGCGCTGTGCGGTGATATAGGCTTTGAGTTGCTGTTCGGCGGCCTGACGGATCGGTTCCGATTCCGGTCCCGGGTAAAAATAGAGCGTGGCGTCAATCTGGTAGGGCACAATTTCCGCACTTTGTACCGTTACCCGGTCGCCAACCGGGCGGACATCTTCTGCGTTCAGCGCCTTTTCAACGATGGCGATCAGTTCGTCGCTGGCACTGCCGTCGCCTTCGCGTGAGAGCACAGAGATGGTGATATATGCCGGGTTCGGGCTGATCACGGAGATATCGGCAACCCGCCCATCGGCGCTGCGGCCGTGATATTCATAAGCGCCTTCCGGCCCGGCCACGCTTAAGCCTTCAAAGGCCTGCTGCGCACGTAGTCGCAGGTCTTTATCAGACTCCATCACCGCAGCCGTCGGCGGGATGGTGCTGTCATCAGCAGGGGTGATCACCAGTCGCGCGGTATTGCTGTTAGCGGCAATCACATCAAGATCGTTACCGGCGGCGTACGCCAGCATCACCGCGCGGGCGGCTTCATTGACGCGCTGGCGCCACAGCACTTCGCGATAAGCGTTCTCTTCAAGAAACTTGGTCAGCGGTTCGGATTCCAGCGCCAGCGTACGGGCGATGGCCGCCTGCTCGTCGGCAGGAAACAGGGAAATGAGTGTCGCCTTGCGCTCGGCAAGAAGGCCCTCGTAATCAAGTTCCTCAACCACATTGGGCGCGGGCAACTGGCTCAGATCGATAATCGGCATGGTTTTAACTCACAGGAAGGGTTAACGAAAGGGATTCGCCGGTGCTGGCGAGCTGGCCGGTCAGATTGACAATCATCTTGCCGTCGAACTGCCGTTCGGTTGTTACTGCGCTCAGCGTGATGCGCGGTTCCCATTTCAGCAGCGCCATATAGCAGGCGGCCTGAATTTGCAGCGCCAGCGCCGGGGTTTGTGGCTGGTCGATCATCTCAAACAGTAGCGAGCCGTAATCGCGGCGCATGACCCGTGAGCCAACCGGCGTGCGCAGAATATCGCTGATGCTCTGGCGGATATGTTCGGTGTCGGTCAGGCGCTGGCCGGTGGTGCGGTCAAAACCGCTGTATTGCACTGTCATAGAGGCGCTCCTGTGGTACCGCCGCTGTCGCCGGGGTGTTGATGGGTATGCAGAACTTTGCCGTTAGAGGACAACGAACCGCCGCTGTGCGCGATATTGCCGCTCATCGTGCCGCCTTTTTGCACCTCCAGCGTGCTGGTGATGAGCTTGTTGGTACAGACCACTTCCGGGGTATCAAGGGTGATGCGGGTGGAGGCGACAACCTTCACTTCCGGCACACTGACGGTTACGGATTGCGACGCGATGATCTCGGCAGTTTTAATGCCGCTGACTTTCAACGCGCTGTTTTGCGGTTCGTATTCGAACACCGCGCCATCGGGAAAGGCGACATGCCAGGCGTCCGCCGAAACGGAAGGCGCCGGGTTGTCGTCAGAAAAAATGCCCGGTAGCACAAAGGCGGTGTCGAGCTCGCCGCCGACCGCCAGCAGTAAAACCTGCTCGCCGACCGAGGGTGCCCACCACGTACGTGAATGTCCGGCGCGGTGGGTTAACCACTGCAACCACTGAGTGACGATGCCGCCTGTCTGCACTCGACAACGCCCGGAAGTCAGGTCGATGTCGACGATAATCCCGGTACGGATCATATTGCGCAGCGCGCGGGCCATTTCCTGGAGCGAGAGTTGTGTGTTCATAGCGGAAATGATGCTATGCGGCCCCGGCTTTGAAAAACGGACAAGGCTGTCCGGCTTTTGGCACAACGCGGGGCGCATTTGCGGGCGTTATGAAGCCCAGCGGCTCACCAGTTCGCCGTTGATATAGAGCTCAACCGGGCGGGTAACCAGCGCCGGCGGCAGCGGCTCCGGCAGCGTCTCGGCGTGCAGCGCGCCATCGACTTCCGTCACTTTAGTGCGCTCGGTCAGTTGCAGGATAATCAGCAGATCCTGCGTCCCGTCGCTGTTGGCCGTCAGCGACCAGCTAAAGCAGCCGCGCTGGCCTGCTTCGACGGTGAGAATGTCTGGCTGGTTGTCGCGCAGCCAGGCCATGATCGGCACAAAAATCGTATCGATATCGTCGGCAAAAGCGCTGATGGCGACGTTGAGGTTGAACTGTTTTTCAAACGACAGCGAAGGGGCAAACGTGGCGGTATTGCTGCCTTTGTCCACCCACAGCCGCAGCATATCGGGGTTGTTGTGCAGCGCCGGGACAGCATCAGTCAGGGCGTTGCGCAGCGTGTCGGGTTTTAGCATTTATCTCATCCTGGCAGTGTTTAACGGTTTCAACTTGCAGTGCGCAACTCTCCAGCGCGCGCTCAAGCTGACGGATATCGGCGCTTAAATCGCCGTTAGTTTGCGGATCGCTGCCTGGCATCGGACACAGGCTGACCTGCGGGCAGCGGTTGTAAACAGTGACCGGCAGAGGGGCAGGCGGGGCGCTGGTGCACCCGGCGCACAGCATCAGGCAACTGAGTGTTATACCAGCGGCGGAAGGCGTCATTTTCATGGAGTAACCTTGTGATGGTTTGTTCGCGGCGCACGGCCTGTTCACTGGCAGCATTGAGCTGCTGACGCAGCGCCACCTGCGCCTGCTCGTTGTTGGCCGCCAGCGCATCAGCGGCGGCGCGCTGCGCTTTCAGTTGCGCGATGGTGTTGCTTTGCTCGTGTGTAAGCCGGGTGGATTGCGAAAGTGCGCTGCGCAGCGCGTGGTTTTGCTGCACCAGCCATATTACACCCAGCGCTGCAAGCAGCAGGGCAATCAACCGGCCGGTCATTTCACCCCCTTCAGGCACCAGGCGCGTTCGCGTTCGCGGCGGTTTTCCAGCCCGCGATTGCGATCGCCGTTGATAAACACCCAGCGCGGCAGCTGATCGCAGGCCTGTTGCCACTGTTTGTGGTTGATAAACCACACCAGCGTCGAACGGCAGGCGGCAGTGGTGCCGACGTTAAAGGCGAAACTGACTACCGCGTCATAGACCTGTGATGGCATGACAACCGGCGCGCAGGCTGCCAGCCGTCGCTCAACGTGCAGTACATCGGCGACCAGATTCACCGCCGCCTCTTTTTCGCTGATATCCCGCGTAGGCGCGACGCCAGCGGTGTGGCCAATGCCGGATGTCCAGACGCCAGCGCTGCACTGGTACGGACGCAGACGACAGCCTTCCAGATCGGCAATCAGCGCCAGCCCCTGCTGTGAGGTATGCAACAAACGGAAATCCGGCACCAGCATCGCCAGTGCCAGCACTGCCGCCGCGCTACAACGTTTAACGGGTAAGCCCATTCATCACCTCCTGGCTCATGGCGCAGGATTTCAGGAACAGATAGCTTTTGCGGCGGTAATACCAGTTCACGGCGACGGTGACGGCAACGCCCAGCGCGCCGAACCAGGCCGCGAAATCCTGCGGCGTCATCGCGCCGAAAAAGGTCAGTGCGACGCTTATCCAGTAGGCCAGCGACGAAGTGACTTTTTCGATAGTCAGGCCCATAGATTCACCGTTTCTGTCTGCGTCGGTGCCTGCACTTCCGGCAGGTTTACCGGAGTGCCGTAAGGCAAAATCACGCCCAGATCGGCAAGGCCGGGATTGACCGCCAGCACCGTTTCAACCACACCCTGGGTGTAGCCGTAATAGCGCAGGCAAAGGAGATCGAGCGTGTCGCCCTGTTGTGTGATTACATTCATCGTTTTCGCGTCTCTTACCGTCGGGAAGGATTTTTCCCACCGTTAAGTCTCCAGACCGGAGCAGGCGGACGCTATCTGTCGCCGCTGGCTGTACGCTGGCACAACAGGGCGAAAGCAGTGTGAAGTGGAGTGGGGCGGCCTGAAACTGTGCAAGTATGATCTGGCGTGCAGGCCGCCGTAACCGGCGAGTTTCCGGCCGCTATTCTGCCTGGTAAAAGATGTCTCGTTCCTGCGCGGTCGCGCTTTCGCTTTCCGCCATGTCAGCAATCAGCCACAGCGCCATTTCCAGCTCTTCCTTTTTGCAATGGTGGAGCAGAGACAACTCGGCAATAAACCTTACGCACGCCCATTTCCGCTGGGCGCGTTCATTCCGTTCAGACACCATGAATCCCCTCATGAGTTCTTTACTGTATATTTGTACAGTATCATAGGCCGTTTATTAATGGGAAGCGAAAATTATTTCACCGCATCACTATGTTGCTGAAAAAGAAAACCATTATTCTGCTTTACCCACGCGTTGGGCACGGGTTTTCCTGGCAATACCGGGTTGTCGGGCGGTGGATCGCTACAGCGGCTGGTGGGCCAGCGCGTACAGTTATTGACAGAACTCCAAGAGGGCGCAGGTGCGCCCTGAAGGTCAACCCCCGTTCGCTTCGGCACAATTTTCCATTTTTTCAGCCGCGTCAGCACCGGCGAACCGGCACCGACCTGCGTGTCATATACCCCGCGAATACGTACCGTGGTTTCGCCGTACTGGTTAAATTCTTCATCCGGCGCATACAGCGTGCGTACCTGCAAATCATCGCGGCGGACAAACGGCCCGCCCTGCGCATTGACGTAACCTGCCCAGTCCCCGGCATCGGCGGCATCGTGCACCAGCGCGAATTCCACGCTTAAGCCGCGTGCCGTTTCGCCATCGGCCATTTTTCTCAGTTCGCGATACACCGTTACCGGCGCGCCGCCAACAAACTGAAACTGACGGATACGCCAGCGCGCCGCCCAGGCGGAAACGGCGCAGGCCGTCTCCTGCAACGGTGCGCCGCTCTCGTTGTCGCGCTCACCTTCCAGCGCATAACCGTCAATATTCTTGGCGATATACTTCGCCACATAGCCGGTGGCGCTGCCTTTTTGCGCATCGATCGCCTCGGCGTGAAAACGGGCGCGCTTCGCCTTATCGCTGCGCAGCTCGTGGTTATCCTCTTCGCGGGCATAATCGCCGAGAATATCGCGCACGCGGCTGACATCCTGCGGCTGCATAAACAGCAGCAGATGCCAGTGCGGCGTGCCATCGTGATGCGGCTCAGCCACGCGAATGCCGAAGATGCGCAGCCCGTTACGGTGCAGCCTGGCGCGGATCCGCGCCCACAGCCGGGTGAAATAGCCCTGCGTCTGCGCCGGGCTGGCGCTGTTCCACTTATGATTGCGGTAACCGGCGCGAGTGGTGGCATGCCAGGCGGAAGGTGCGGTCAGGGTATAAAATTCGCCGACATAACCCAGCGACTGACAAATCGTTTCAAAGCCGCGAATGCGCGTCATCAGCTCGCAGCGGCGAATTGCCGGGTTGGCGACCGAGCCGTCATGCTTATCAATCAGGCTGATGCGGTTTCCTTCCTCATCTTCCAGTTCCATGCTATTGAGAAACTCGCGGTTACGGCGCTTCTGCTCGCGCCAGGCGCTGACGCAATCGTCGCTGGCGTAGGGCCGTTTTTTCTTGCTGACGTTACCGATCGCGATCTGTAAATGTTCGCGCCACTGGGCGGCGATGCGGCGCAGATGACCGCGCCACCACACTTCGCTAAACAGGCGGATCACCGCCGGGGCAATCTCATCAGCGCAGGCGACTTTACGGGTAACCCGTTGCCAGTGCGGCGGCGTGACGTTAAATTGCAGCGCAATCATTCCGGCGTGCAGATACCAGCGGTGCAGGGTTTTCAGCTCTGCCGCTTCCGCGCTGTCGATGTTTGCCAGTTCGCCACGAATAAAATGCGCGATGTCGGTCGCCAGCCGGTCAACGGCGCTTTTTGCCAGATCCGGTAGTTGGTTGTAGCGGGCCAACAGCGCCACCAGACGGCTCGCCAGATCCTGCTGGATGGCGGTATCAAAATGGCCGTTGAACACGGCTCTGGAGAGGTGCGGGCTAAGCGGTTTGTGTTGGTAGCGCTGCGCCACCGCGTTTAGCCGTGGGATAGCGCGGCGAAAGAAGTGGCAGAGAAAGGCGTTGGCCCGCGCCGTACCGTGCGCCTGTTCCAACGCATCGATACGGCGGGTGACCGGAAAGCGGATGCACTCCGGTTGCCGCGCCAGCGCGTGGCGCGCCTGCTGCACCGCCACAAAATGCTGGTTGCGGCGGTGCAGTTCCGCGTGGGTGAGATACGGGCTGGCGATCGCTGAACGCGGCGCGTTCCACGGATAAGCCCACGAGACCGCCAATTAGCGCCTCCGGTAGTGTTTATCTTTCAGTTCGGCGAGCTGCTGGCAACTGACGCAGCAAGTCACACCGGGCAATGCCATTCGCCGGGCCTGGGGAATTGGCGCATCGCAGCATTCGCAGGTGAGGCGTGAGGGCAACAGCAGGCGGTTACGTGCCTGGCGGATATAGCGCTCGCGATCGTCCAGCTCACGCTGCTGAACGAGGTCCATTTCATCGGCCATCAGTGCAGCTCCTGTGCCTGGTTATCGATATGGCTGGCTTCCTGGCGAAGCAATTCGGCGGCGTCGCACCACTCAAGACGCTGAGTGGCGATAAACGCGGCCAGCGCCTCCAGCCGCCCGGAAGTAACGCCGGCGCAGCGCAGACGTTCGTTGTTGCGGGCTTCTGCCAGCAGCAGCGCGATCTCTTCATGGCTGCGTACTGAATGGGGGGGAATATTTTTTCGCATGGTATTTCTCCTGAAATTCGGGCAAAGGGAGGCCCGACGGGTTGACGTCATTGGTATGAAAAAAGGGGTTACAGCGGCATGGTGAGCCGTTTCGGAAACAGGCTGACTACCGCGCGGAAATGGTTCATCGCGGCAATCAGCGCCCGCTTCTCCTCGAGCGTCAGCGCATCCGGATGAAGCGCCTGACGCGCCGTAGGTACTCTGGCGAGAAAGAAGATCGCCGCCAGCGCCCGGCTGTTCTCTTCAAAGTGTTCATCCCGCTTGTCGCGTAGCTCGTCGATAAAGCGTGCCACCTCGCGCCAGCTATCGCCCCAGAAGCGGCCACGGATTTCCGCGATATGGTTCAGCCCGCTCAGGCGTTCTCCGGCGTTGAGCGGAAGCGTTGCGGTGGGGGAAGTGATCGCCATATTGCCTCCTGTTTGATTCTGAGCTTGCAAAAGCAAATTCAGCTAAACGAGGTGCCGGAACGACGGTCGAGATAACGACAGTCGATCGCCTGCTGGGTTAATTTGTCGCGCCAGGCCTGCACATTGATCAGCGTGCGGCTGCGTTTGCCGGCGTTTTCCGCGCTCGAATAGTCGCGGGTTGGGGCTTTCAGCAGAATGCCTTCGTCGAGCCATTGCCAGACCAGACGCTCGCTGATACCGCGCATGGCAGCGAAATCCCGCACCGTCATGGCATCGGACATCGCCGAGCGGATCAGGGTTTGCAATGTCGGGAGAAGGGCGGAGACTAGCTCATCCATCTGCCCATGGGTGAAATTCCTGGATTGCATTTGAGAGCCAGATAACGGATGCGACGGCGTTGATTTTGCATCTGACATATCGCATTATCTCCTGTTGTTTGAAATGTACTGCACTGCTGTGCATTTTGGTCGATGTACAGCAATATAAATCGCAAATGCGATTGTGTAAATCGCTTTTTTGATGTTGGTGAACATGAGTGATAACAAAATGAGTGTTCAGGATGTGATCGAGCGTATTGCTGCGTCCTATTCTGTCTCCAGCCAGAAGGCGCTTGCCGAAGCGCTGGACGTCCCGGCGAACAATATCAGTAGCTGGATCCAGCGCGACAGCGTGCCCTATAAGGCGGTAGTCAAATGCGCGCTGGATACCGGCGCAGATTTGCACTGGCTGGTAAATGGTGAGTTTGCAAATGCAAAATCAGCGGATAAGCCGCTGCCGAAAGGCAAGGCGCTGTACGATGAAATTTTATCGACCGGCGGGCGTCCGGTGCTGCGTCGCATCCTCGATGCGTATGGTTTCCAGATGCAAAAAGATCTCGGCGACCTGCTCGATATCTCTTCAGGAACCATCAGCACCTGGGTGCGGCGTGAGTTTTTCCCCGGCGACGTGGTGGTGACCTGTGCGCTGGATACTGGCGTCTCGCTGAACTGGCTGGCGACCGGGAAAGGCGAAATGTACCCGGCTCCGGCTCCTGCGGCGTCAAATGATGCTGTGCTGAGCATTCCGAAATTCCGTCTGGAATCCGGCGAGCTGAAAGAAGCGGGCGTCTGGGCGCTGGATCGCAGCCTTGCGCCGTCATCGACGGAAGGGCTGAATTTTATCGAGGGGCTGAATGCGGCCTGGCTGGTGGATACCTCGGCGCAGAAAATTGGTAACGGGCGCTGGTTTATCAGTATCGACGATGCGCTGGATGTGTTCGATGTGGTGCGTCTGCCGGGCGGCAAAGTACGCCTGACGAATAATGCGGTTGATTTCGAATGCGGCGTGGCAGAGATTGCGCCGTTCGGCGTGGTGGTTTTCACGCTGGAAAAACATGTGTAAGCGGCAATGACGGTCAGCAAACAGAAAAACGGCAAGTGGCTGTGCGAACTCTACCCGCAGGGGCGGGAAGGGCGGCGCATTCGTCGACAGTTTAATACCAAAGGTGAGGCCGAAGCGTTTGAATCCTGGACGAAACAGGAGGCGCAGGAGAAGCCGTGGCTGGGCGAGAAAGAGGATCGCCGACGTTTAAGCGAGCTGATAGCACTGTGGTTTAAGCTGCATGGCCAGTCGCTGGCGGCGGGTAAGTCGCGGATGGCGAAGCTGGAGATTGTCTGTCGCGGGCTGGGCGATCCGCTTGCCTCGCGCCTGACCGCTAAAGGCTGGGCGCACTATCGCGACCAGCGTCTGAGCGGCGAAATCGATAACGGTTACACGCCGGACAAAGCAAAGTGGAAGGTGAAACCGGTGACGGTCAACCGCGAGCAGCAATATCTGAGCGCGGTGTTTAACGAGCTGCGGCGGCTGGGGGAATGGTCGCTGCCGAACCCGATTGAAAATGTGCGCATTTTTCGTGAAAAAGAGCGGGAAATGACGTGGCTGACGCAGCCGCAAATCATCACCCTGCTGGCGGCCTGCGAGCGCTACGGGCATGCCGATTTAACGCGGGTGGTGAAAATTTGCCTGGCGACCGGCGCGCGCTGGCGCGAGGCGGAAAACCTCAATCGCGCGCAGCTTGTGGCGAATAAAATCACCTTTATCAAAACCAAAGGCGGGCGCAACCGGACGGTGCCGATCCCACCGTGGCTTTTTGACGAGCTGTCGCCGCTGCAAGGGCAGATGTTTCAGCCGTGCTATGGGGAATTCAGCAAAATGCTGGCCGCCACCGATATTGCGCTGGCCGAAGGGCAGAAAACCCACGTTCTGCGCCACACTTTTGCTGCGCACTTCATGACCAATGGCGGCAATATCCTCGTGCTGCAACGCATTCTTGGCCATGCCAATATCCGTGAAACCATGCGCTACGCGCACTTTGCGCCCGATCATCTTGAAGAGGCGGTGATGCTCAACCCGCTGTCGCAGCTTAATGGCGGCAAAATGGCGGCAGATGTTGCATAA